CAGAGATAGATTTAAATTTGAAGAACACTTAGTACGAAATCATCTACTTAAAGTAGATAATCAAATGATTATTGTTGACGATAGAGACTTGACCCTAAGCAGTATCGACTTGCATATTGGCAAAGCCAAAGCAAAGTTTGGTGATAAGCTAAAAGTGGCGGTAGTTGACTACATTAATCAAATTGTACTAGAAGGCACAGATCAATACGATTGGAAACCACAAATTGAAATATCCAAGAAGCTCAAAAATCTTGCGCGAAAGTACGAGATCGTTATGGTATCACCGTACCAAATCGATGCCACAGGTGAGGCGCGATTTGCCAAGGGCATCTTGGACGCAGCAGATATCGCCCTTACAATGGAAGCGCATGACAAGGAGACTAATGCTATCTCGTTCGAGACAACTAAGATTCGAGGCGGCAAGGAAATGGCATTTACGTGTCCGATTGACTGGGATACCTTACGCATCAGCCCACAATCAGTGGATAAACCAGCCGCTAAGGAAGTTGTTAAGAAAGCTGGGAAAAAGACCAAGACCGACGATTTAAAACAAGACGACACAGCATCTGACTTACCATGGAACTAAAATGAGCGATCCAGTACTAGAACTAATCAACAAAAATGGGCTAGCATTTAGTGTGTCAGGTCGCGACTACCTAATTAAATGCCTAAACCCAGATCACGAGGATTCCAATCCTAGTTTTCGCGTAGATCGTGTTACTGGTGTTGCTCATTGCTTCAGTTGCGGCTTTAAAACTAATTTATTCAAATATTATGGGGTTTTCACTAATCCTGTACCCATGAAAATTGCGGCTCTCAAGGAAAAATTGAATTTACTAAGAACGAGTCACATCGGGCTTGAACTACCTAGTGGTCATACCCCTTACTCGAAGCAGTTCCGTGGAGTGAGTCCCCAAACTTTAAAATACTTTGGCGCTTTTTACACAAACATAGTTGAAAAACTACAAGACAGAATAATATTTCCTGTTAAAGATATTACTGGTAAAATAGTAGTATTTGTTGGCAGACATACTCTGTCTAATGGAAATCCTAGATATATTAATTACCCTAGTGGTGTTAAGATGCCTGTATTTCCTTCACATCTTCCTAGCGGTTATCAATCAATGGTAATTGTGGAAGGCGTGTTCGATATGCTAAATCTTTATGATAAAGGTTTAGAAAACGTAGTATGTGCTTTTGGCACAAACACATTACAAAATGACACAAACCAAAAACTTCTGCCGTTTAAAGCACAAGGTATTACTCATATATATCTTTTATTTGATGGTGACGAGGCAGGCGATAAAGCTGCCAAAGCATTAAAACCTCTGATTGAAGCAGAGAACTTTATTGTTGAGATTATTAAATTGCCTGATGGTACAGATCCAGGCGAACTTGATATGACTGAAGTAAGGTCTATTGCAGAATATATAACAAAATAATAGCTAAATACGCTATAAGAAAGTATTAAATGAAAATTGCATTAATTGATAAAGCCCCTAATCGTACTCGATACAAAGAGTACTTTAACTTCGACTTTGACCATTACCACATGAGTTCAATTCCTATTACTAAACTACTTAAAAAAGATGTAGATTTAGAAGTAGACTTAGAGCCGTATACTTACGTTATTCTTGTAGGTGCAGAAGCAGCTAAAGAATACGCTAAAGTTACTTCGGTTACTAATATGGCGGGCCAGTTAATTGCAGATAAGTTTATTGCTATCTCAAATCCCGCAATGTTAGCTTTTAAACCTGAAGGTAAACCAGACTTCCAACGTGCCTGTGATCGTATTCATAAATACATTGAAGGTACTTTGCGTCCAGCAACTGAAGGTGACTTTAAAGGCATTGACAATACACAAAAAGCACACGAATTTTTAACAGAAGTTCTTGACAATGCTCAGGGATACGTAGCACTAGATACAGAAACAACAGGACTATATCCACGTGATGGATATGTGCTAGGTGTATCTATTAGTTATAAATCTAAACATGGTCGCTATATTTTATGCGATGCTATGGATGAAGAGTGTGTACAGTTATTGCAGAAAATCTGTAGTACCTTTACTATTGTTTTCCATAATATGAAGTTTGACTACAAAATGTTAGCCTATCACTTAGGTTTAACATTTGATCGTAGCAAAGTTCATGATACAATGGTTATGCACTATGTATTAGATGAAACCGATAGTCATGGCTTAAAGTCTCTGGCTTTAAAATACACAGACTATGGTGATTATGATTCAGAATTAGATGATTTCAAGAAAGAGTATTGTGCTAAGAATGGCGTCTTACAAGACGACTTTACTTATGACCTTATTCCATTTAATACTATTAGTCGTTATGCTAGTATTGATACTGCCGTAACATACGACCTGTTTATGAAATTTTGGCCTATTGTCCAAAACAACGATAAATTACGTTTCGTTTATGAAACGATTTTGGTTCCTGGTACACTATTCCTTATGGATATGGAAGAAGTAGGAATCCCTATTAGTCAAGAAAGAATGGCTGCTGCTAATCTTTACCTTGATGAAGAAATTGAGAAAGCTAAGCAGGTGGTGTATGGTTTTGAAGAAGTTAAGCGCTTTGAGCAGGATACTGGAAAAATCTTTAATCCCAATAGTGTTATGCAGTTACGCATTGTTCTTTTTGACTATCTTGGTTTATCCCCCACTGGAAAGAAAACTGCTACAGGTGCAATCTCAACAGATGCAGAGGTACTTGAACAGTTGTCAGAAGAGCACCCACTCCCTGCGGCGATTTTAAAGGTGCGACAACTTGGAAAAATCCAAAACACCTATATTTCAAAGATTTTACCAGAGCTTGACCGCGATGGTCGCATACGTACAAATTTTAATCTTATATTTACTACTAGCGGTAGGCTTAGTAGTTCTGGGAAGTTCAACGCTCAGCAAATACCTCGCGACAATCCTATTATCAAAGGTTGCATTAAAGCTCCAGCGGGTTTTAAGATCGTTTCGCAAGACTTGACTACAGCAGAGATGTATTATGCAGCTGTGTTGTCAGGTGACAAGAAACTGCAAGAAGTGTTCTCTAGTGGTGGAGATTTTCACTCAACGATTGCTAAAATGGTGTTTGACTTGCCTTGTGATGTTGAAGATGTAAAGAAAAAATACGGCAATATGCGTCAAAGTGCTAAAGCTATTTCATTCGGTATTTTGTATGGATCAGGTGCTAATAAAGTATCCCAAACTGTATCAAAAGCTACTGGTGAAGAGTATCCAGTCGATAGAGCCAGAGAAGATATTAAACAATACTTTAAGAAGTTTAGTAAGCTTAAAAACTGGTTAGATACACGTAAAAGCTTTATTGAACAAAATGGCTATACTTATAGTTATTTTGGCAGAAAGCGTCGTCTTCCTAATGTATTTTCTAGTGACAAGGGTATTGCTGCTCACGAAGTACGTTCAGGCATTAATGCCGAAGTACAGAGCCTTGCTTCAGATGTTAACTTACTTGGTGCAATGCGAACTGCTGAAGAAATCAAAGCAAAAGGTATTGAAGCTAATATATTTATGTTAGTACATGATTCTATTGTTGCTTTAGTAAAAGAATCTGATGTAGATGCGTACTGTGAAGTTCTAAAACGTAATACACAACATGACTGGGGCTGTGGTATACCTGGATTTCCTATTGGTGTTGACCAAGATGTTGGAGATGACTATAGCTTTGGCGATTGGGAAGGATACTATGAAGTTGCAGGAGATCGTATTTCCCGTGTTCAGGCTGGGTGAAAAGCAACCTGAAATAGATGGCGACATAGTATACTACAAATCAGAATATAGTGATAAGGATACTGCTGAACACACAACAAACTATAGGTTCGTAGACGATAAGTCAATAGCTAAGCCCACTCTAGGCTTACGTAGGCTTGCTTTACAAGGTAAAGCAACGTTGTTTCCTATAAGTTCAGCAGTATACTTTCTTGTAGATATTATTAAGTTAGCAAAATCAACAACATGGTTTATAGACAGCCATGGACAGGTTTTTCAACATAAAAAATCTACGCGCGCCAAACTGACAACAAAGAAGATTAGTAAAGTATTACCTGCGGATGGTATAGGATGTGTATTAGAACTAGAGGGTGTGGCTCATAGATTCAAAACTATGATTCAGCCTGAAAGCTATCATCAATACGCAGGGGTTTTATATATGGATAATAGCTATTTATTTTATGGCTACTATGAATATCCGCAAAAAGATACGTGGAGACTAGTGTAGTGGCAAAAGCAGTTATATCAAACAGAATATACTTAGATAATCCAGGTGTAGAGCATACTAAACATATAATTAAGTCTCTTACCTACAAAATACACAAAGATACTGGATCAAAGAAATTTGCTAGTGTCGAAACAATTAAAAACTATAAGTCGTTAATCAAGGGTATTCTTTCTATTCCGCAAGGACGTACAGATTTAATCCCACAAGATTACGAGATAATAGATAAACGAGTTTTAGTTCCTGTTCCCTATCCTGTCCCTAAATTTGAGCTATATGAAGATCAACAAACAATCTACAATGAAGTAGAAGGTACTTGCTTTATAAACGCTTTACCAGGTTGGGGTAAGACTTTTACAGCATTACATCTTGCCAGAAAGTTTGGACAAAAGACTTTAGTTATAACACATACTGCAGCATTACGAGATCAATGGATTGAAGAAATTAAAACATTGTTTGGCTGCGAATGTGGAATTATAGGTGGTGGCGATTTAGATTACGAAGACCACTTTATTACAGTTGCAAACATACAGACTTTAGTTAAGCATACTGCTGAACTTGCCAAAGAGTTTGGAACAGTAATATTAGATGAAGCACACCACTGTCCTGCAACAACATTTGCAGCAACAGTTGACTGCTTTCATGCCAAATATAGAATAGCCCTTAGTGGCACTATGATACGAAAAGATGGTAAACACATTTTATTCAAAGACTATTTTGGTACAACAGTATTAAAACCACCCGTTTCTAATACTATACCTCCTACCATTCACATGGTAAAAAGTGGCATTACTCTTAAACCTAATGCTACTTGGGTAGACAAAATAACGGACTTAACACAAAATGACAATTATAGAAAGTTTATTAGTAGTATTGCTAATTTACATATTGCTGAAGGTCATTCTGTTCTCATTATAGCGGATCGTGTAGAATTCTTAGAGAAAGTAAAAGAGTATGTTGGTGAAACGTGTTTGTTGGTTACTGGGGGAACCAGTTTTGAAGATAGACAGCAAGCCAAGGCTCAAATACTTGCCAAAGAAAAAATGTGCATTGCTGGAAGCAGGCAGATATTTTCAGAAGGAATCTCAATCAACATCCTAAGTTGCGTAATTTTAGCAGTTCCTATGTCAAACGATAGTTTATTAGAACAAATTGCTGGTAGGATTATGCGAATGCATGACGGTAAACTAGACCCAATTATAGTAGACATTCAATTTGCTGGATACGCTGATAAAAAGCAAAACACAGATAGGTTAGGGCTTTATCTCCGCAAAGGCTGGAAAGTGTTAGCGTAGATAAAATTTCACTTGTCAAATGATATCTAAAATGGTATAATATTTATTAAGTTTCAGTATATGACCCTTTTCTTCAACCTTGGATTGCTTGAGTCCGAAACACAATGCGACTCCACAAAACTAGTTGAAACTTTAAGATTGCATTTTATTAGAAAATCTATTCCTAAAAACCAATACAGTAAAATCAAACCGATTTTTAACTTAAAGGGTAATAGTTTTCTAATAAACCCTGCTCGATTATTTACTGATACAAGCACAGATATTGTACATAAAGCACAATACATAAGATTAGCGGGGCGTAGAAATTACGCCATATATAAACATTACGGTTACACATATCTAGACCTATCTTTTTATTCAGATATTGACTTAAACGCAATAAAATCAAATCCGCTACTAAAAATAACAGAAAACAAAATTAACTTCAAATACGAGGAAAAATAAAAATGGCACTTAGCTTTAAAAATACCAAAGGTAAAGCACAATCAAACAAAGTCGAATCTTACGAATACAAAGATGGCGAAAATACAGTCCGCTTAATTGGCGGAGTTCTTCCACGATATATTTATTGGCTTAAAGGCACTAACAATAAAGATATTCCAGTTGAATGTTTGGCATTTAGTCGTGAAAAAGAAAAGTTTGATAACATTGAGAAAGATCATGTTAGCGAGTACTTTCCAGAAGCAAAATGCTCTTGGAGCTACTCTGTAAACTGTATCGACCCTAAGTCGCAGAAAGTTGTTGCTCTAAATCTCAAAAAGAAACTGTTCGAGCAAATCGTTACAGCGGCTGAAGATTTAGGTGACCCCACTGACTATGATACAGGTTGGGATGTTGTGTTTAAGCGTGTAAAGACAGGACCTCTACCTTTTAATGTTGAATACACACTACAAGTTTTGCGTTGCAAAGCCCGCCCATTAACTGATGACGAGCGT